GTAGACACCACCACATCGCATGGAATTATCTAACCAATGCGGTGATGAATCTTACTTAAATTGACAGAGCAGCAACTATATAATCTGCACCCTAAATACCTAGTAAACATTTACGTCATTCTCAAATTGCCAGGAGCAACTTGAATATCAGTAATAAAACTCTAAGTAAGAAGAGTGTGATAAGTTGCACCTGAACGACATTTAGCCGTTCCCGGGGTGCCCGGGACTAGTTTGCTACGAAGTAGCAGATCCACTGTCTGGTTTCAGCCTGTAGCGGACGCCTGGTTGGCCAACAAAGAAGAAGAAACTAAAGTCATCTCCTGCGGCCACGTAGCGCAGCAATGGTTGAACAGTGGAGACATATCGTGTGAAGACTTTGTGGTAATGGTCGTTCCCCATCCACTTGTCATCATCGTCGCCGTTCAAGAACTTTCGTCCAGGAGCGTAACGATTTTGACTGTAAAATGGGAATTCGACCTCACACGCGCCGTCAACAGTGGTCACTGTGAGATCAGAACCGGATGTAGCGCCAAGAAGCGCATTCAGTTCGTCATTAGCTTGAGCAAGATCAAGATCAGAAATTTCATAGTCTCGAATCCCACAATCTGCCTCTCTGATAGGTTCGGAATACCGAATTACCGAAGTGATAGAATGAGCAGTGGGATTGATTGAAATATATTTGGACCGAAGGCCACCACGCCAGCCAAGATAGCATGGTTTAAACCAATTCAGATATGTCATGTTGGTATAATTGTACGGTTCCAAGGCAGCAGTCCTGTGCCTCGGATGTTTACTCTTCCCTGGTTCAACAGGAAAGTTCTTCTCCGTGATAACGAATTCGGCTTTGGTGTTCGTAAAGCATTGATGATAACAGTACCGCTTCAAAAGCGACCTGATCGACTTGAACGACTCGCCGAAGAAAACATGCGTTGATGGATTATCGGGATTCTGCTCCTCACCAATTGGATCAATGGGAGCAGGGGTTTCCGGGACGCCATCTGCGTTATCAATGAGTTCCTCACCGTCCGCTTGAGGTTCGTAAATTATACCAGATTGTGGTTCGTATTCGCAGTAGCGCAATACTTCTCCATTAGGATTCGCGACTTCAAAGTCCTCTCCAGCCGAAACAAATACATTAATATACACGGGCTGAGCGAGAGCTGGCGCGGGAGAAGTAAGTTCGTTTACCACTTCAAGTCTAAGAGTACCATTGTGAAAGACAGCATTAGTCCGAAGAGTGCCATCATACACGTTAGTATTGGTGCCCAGAATGTTGTAAATACTGAGCCAGCTCCTTGGATGATTCCAAGCAACTTCCATCTCAAAGTCTCGATTTGTCGCAAGATCTACAATACGTGAATAGACTACATTCTCCCCGGGAGAAGTGTCCAATCTGTTATGCGGATCATACACGATCCTGATGCGCCCACGATGAAGTTGTGAGGCAACAAGTTGGAAACGATATTTGATACTACCCCGCCAATGTTCAAACGGCAATGCCGCAGTATACATCGGGGTAGGATAAGTCAAATCGCCATCATAGTTGGCCGCTTCTGGACCAACCACAATCTTGCCTAATGGCTCGCCACCTGCATCACTTTCCGACCATTGGAATGAGCATAAATAGGCCTCCTTCTGTTTAATGTAGTCGAAGGCCATCTCGTCAACGTCGGACAATCCCACAGTTCGGGGATCGACAGTTAATTCTTGCTTACTGTCAAGTGATAGCTTAACAATGGCCTCATGTTGATCGGTGTTCGCAAGGTTCCCCACACATTTATTCTTCACTCTTTGGAGATTAGAAACAATGGCAGGCCTGGAAAAACCGAATACATGGGCCACTTTGCCGAGTGTACTAGCAATCATTTCACTCGGGCGAGCATAAGGTCTTAGTGAGGGTATATTTGATAGAGCCCCCATCACCTTGGCTACAGCAGATGCCGGCTTGGATATAATACCAGTGCCGTACTCATCTCCTGCTTGTGGCTCGTACTCCTCTTCAATTCCGGATTGAGCGACGTAGGACGAAAAAGTGTCCATTGTCGGTCCTGCAAGTCGTACATTATCCATCCAAACATAGATGGAAATGTTAACGTGTCCGGTGGCGGAGTTGGCGTGTAGCAAATCATTTATGGACGTGATTCGCAATTTTCCCATATCCCTATATCCGTCCCCGATGAGATCTATCCAGTTATTGTGGTGGAAGAACGGGCAGACGATTTCTCCTCCTTCAGAGGTCGTCGCGTCGAGGAAGACGTGGGGATATTGTGACAGCTGTTGAATGTAGGCGGCTGAATTAACGCTGGCCCAAGAATGATCATTCCAAAGAGGCATGGGTTCATAGGCAGCGATGGCCTTGGCGTAGAAGAGAGGTCCGCCATTGATTGCGATGCGGATATGGAGATTTCCTTGTAACATACGATATCCTTCGATACGCTTTTGCACGTTGAAGTCAGTGATAAAGTCTGTCCAAGGGTCGATTTCTACTTTCAAGTCACCTTGTGTCACGGTCCAGGATTGATCAAGGATCTTTACTGGACGCCGCAGATATTCTTGGAGATCTGCGTCTCCGTAGTACCCAAAGTTGCGCGTCGAATCCATCTCGGACTTTACAGTGGTCATCCAAGATGTGTCTCCGTGGGAAAAGGAGACAATTGATTCTTTTGCATTTGTCGGCGCTGGGCTATATGAATTAAGATTATTATTATTTAAACTAGTAATACAAATTTATGTACACACAGGTGAGGGTATTATCTCTATCCTGTGAGCCGTGTTGTGGTCAGCCTGGCTAAAGCTTCCCCTAAATAGGGGTATGGGACGGGGCCCATGCCACTGCATATGAAGCGTTCTACAAATATTAATACAAGACGGAAAATACAATACGCAGCCGTAACCATACATATACATGTTGATTTAGCGTAACGTCCGCTCAACAACACGGACGGAGGGACCAGTTTTATGCCATGCCGAGGCAATGCTCCCAACCTAACGTCTGTGGGGGATCAAGTGAGGGTTCTTTTGGAGAACACGATAGTATAATCCAACCATCTCACGGTCGGCTGCCTTTTGGGCTGCGTGACGTCGGCGAAGGAGCCTGATTACCACACGAAATTCGTAAATCATGTGGCCAAGCATAAAAATGATAATACCAAAACCAATCGGAACGATAAAATATTGGTACCACCATTGCCACAGCTTGAGGTAATCAGTGGGTGGCATGGGGCCAGGAAGTTGGGAAAACCAGTAGTATAGCTGACCATCCTTGCAGATATGTTCAATCTGAAGCATGTTTTCAACATCAACAACTACTTTTTCAACACACTCCTCGCCAGAGTGGGGCTCATAGACAATTTCTTCTTCTTCTTCCTCAACAAAGAAGAAGTCGAAGTCGGAAGTGAGTGAATTAGGATCATACTTCTTCTTCCAGACTTCAAGACAATCATCGAAAGTCTTATTGAGCATTTGGCACATATGAGAAATGTCCTCAGATTCAGCGACACGTTTCATCTGTTCGCGTCGTTCCTCATACTTCTCTCGGCCATGCAAAAACCACTCCCGGAGTGCACCGTCAATGTTCTGAGCACTTTGTTCATGTACTGTGACATGCTTAGATTTCAAAACGGCTTTCAGTGACTTGAGAATAGAATTTTCATCAAGTGCCCCAAGGTAATACCCAACCTCATGCAAGCGGTTGTGCCTCTTCAAGAAGTCACACCGTTCATCGTGGAGGAAAGGTACCGGAATCGCTTCCTTATCTGGCATTGTGATGCGCATATCAATAGTAGCTAGAGCATCAGCCAGAGTCATGTGGTGAAATTCGGGGAATTTCTTGTTGGCAGAAGACTTGAAATCGTCTCCATATGTGATCAAAGCAATGGCTTGCTTGAACGTTCCCGTGAAATTTGGATAAATAATACGGAAACCAATTCGATTCAATAAAGAATTGACAATGGAGTTGATGTAGACCGTCAGGTTTTGGCCAGAGGGGTTCGAACCTTGGAACATAACAACGTCTCCGTTGTACGCAACCATAGGATAACAAACTTCAGTGGCAACTGCTTCCATCATTTCGAGCTCGGCGTTAGTATAACCAACCTTGCCCGCAAAAATGATAAGCACCTTGAATGCGGCAGAAGTAAGCTTTGCACTCATACGCAAATCGTATTTGGCATAATCGCCAGCAACGATACGCTCGATGCCATACTTCTTAATCTCTTCTTGCAATGCATGCCACTCAGGACCCATTGCATTGATGCCAACAGCACACTCAGAGATAAGTGGAAACAAGGAGAGCAACCGTGCGAGAGGAAGGAAATACTCGCGAATCACAATCTGAAGAACTAAAGGTGCGGCTTCAAAAACACGCACTTTCGTCTTTTCGACTTTCGTGGGTTCATCCTTTAGGCACGCCTTAAACATGGCGTACACTCGACGACGTTGCTGCCAATCACCCTTAGCACGTCGAACTTCCTCCCAAATGGCGGGCTTGAAAGTTCGTGGGCAG